TGCCAGAGTAGGTACGTACTAGGATGAAGTCGCCTTCCTTGCACCATGCTCCGTTAGGAAACTTGGTGGTGTCGTTGTACGCATCAGGGCCAACTTTCAAAACAAACAACACAGTGGTTGCTGTTTCTTCTTGGCGCATGCTTTCAATAGGCCGGACTAAGTCCAGACTTGTACCGTCCACTCGTTCAGAGATGTCGGGCACGGCGCAAAGAATCTTCCAACCTGTGGGGATGGGGAGTTGCGTGGCCTTCTGCTCGTCAGTAGCTTCAGGTGCATCCAAAGGTTGGATGGGTTCAGGCAGTGCAAAAGCACCGGGGGAGAGATCAATGTCACTCATCGGATTGTTCAACTTTCTGTGCAAGGTCAAGGAGATAACGCTCTGCGAGGGCTAGACCCTGAATAATCCCGCAGAGTTTTTGGTACTCTTCAAAAGTACGGCACGAACCACCAGCCAAGTCATCGGCATAGTTGTTCATGTCAGTGCGTATTTTTTCACGTAATACGCGTACGAAGTCTTGGATCATGATTTAGGTTCCGTTTTGGGTTGGTTGCGAGAACTTTGTTGTAGTGCAGTAGTACGTGCTTGCAAATCCATTTGCTTTTGGTTCTTTGCAATTTCAGCACCCATCTGAACACCGGCGCGTTCTTGCTCAAACTGTTGCTTGGCTTGGCTCTCTTTGATCTGTGCGCCAACACGCATTGATTCCAGTTGCAACTGACCACTGACCTTTTGTTCTTCCAACTCTTGTTTGTCGGAAGCGGCTGCGGCATCCATCATCAGCTTTTGTTTCTTCAACTCCAACTCGCCTTGCTTGATCTGCAACTCTTGCAACTGCATCTGAACCACAGGGTCTTGCGCTTGTTGTTGAGCCTGCATCTGTGCGGCTTTGGCCTGATCTTGCATGAGCACTTGCTGTGCCGCTTGCGCCATCATTCCAGACAAAGCAATCTCCACGTTCGGTGGCAACTTCTCGTCTTCGGGTGGCAGCGGCATACCGAGTTGTTGCTCAATCTTCTGACGCATCATGTAGCCAACGTGATCTGCAACGTGTGCAGTAAGCGCCGCTTGAATGGCTGGAGCACGGGGGTTCTGACCAATGAACTGCTGAATCAGTGGGTCTTGCAACAACAGCATGTGCACTTGGATATGCGACTGATGATCTTGGTACATGAACGCTTTGAGAGGTTTACCCTTGAGCACATTCTGATTCTCAGACACGGGGTCTGTGGGCTTCTGGTCTTCTTCCAACGGCACCAACTTAGCCGCGTTTTTAATACCTAACACCTCCAACATACTGCGGTGCAGTTGTGGTAAGTCATAGATGTCCGGCGCCATCTGCGCCATCTGAATCACAGCTTGATACTGCACAACACGTTGACTCATGGTCGCGGCGTTGGGATCAGACACAGGAATTACATCTACATGCTGGTAGTCAGACTGCTTGGCACGGGGGCCTTTTGTACCTTCTGGCTCATACAAGTAGTCAGTGTCTGAATAATCACGGATGATGTTTTTCAGCAGACCCAACTCTTGCTTCAATGCAAAGTGCACACGGGCCTGAACAGCCGTCATCACCTTGAGTTGTCTTTCTAACAGTGCCAGTGTTGTGCCGACAGGAGCGTTGCCACTCATGTCAGACACCTTCATGTCAGCGGTAGCGGCAAACCTGCGGCCTTCTTCCACAATGTTTTGAAGCAGTGTGTACAACGTCTGACTTGGCTCTTTGTATGGAAGCGGCAAGATGTTGTCGCGTATCGTGCCAGAGCCTACATCTACGTCTCGGAATTCACCCGGTGCGATGGGAGTGTCGTCGCCCTTGATTCGCAGGCCACGTGTCTTGAGTCCGCCGGGCAAGTTGGCAAGCGTTCCGGCATCGATGAGTTGCCGCATGAGGGATGTAGCGGATTTAGCAAAGCCTCCGATAAGATGGAAAAGCCCGAAGCCGTAAGCTCCAAAACCCGGGATATATTGGTAGTGCACAAAGTGCTGACGCTTAAGTTTAAGTGGGTCATCTTCCTCCCAATTACGGCGAATAGCCAATACATCGTTAGTACCTTTGATGAGTGTTACCACGTACGGCAACATGATGCCAGTGGGTTCACCATCATCTTCATCTTCAAAGCCTTTGAGGTCTAGGTCAACGTGGCATTCATACAGTGTGTAACGTTCATCGTTCAGGTCACTAAAGCCTGTCTCTTTGTCTTTGGCTTTCTGAATATCACTGATGGATTTATCAGGTTCAGACAACTCAATATCACGATAGAACCCAGCTTGTTGTAGCTTGAGAATCTCATTCTTCGTCTTACGCATCACGTGTGTAATGCGGTAGCACGTGTCCATCTCTGTGGTGCCATACGGCAAGATGATGTCTTCGGCTGGGATGAAGATCGATACCTGACGTCCCAAATTGGGATCGTAGTACACCTTCTTAAACGCAGAACCCGTGGCTGGCAGTGACCACAACATGCGCTCATGCTCTGGGCGAAACTCAACCATCTTCTCTGTCAACTGATAATTCATATCATCTTGAACACGGGCGGCGGCTTCCTTCTTCTCAGGTGTCTCCTTACCAATGATCTTGGTGCGCACTGGCCCTTGCGCGGGGAACGTCTCAGTGATTGTCTCCGCTTGGAAGCGAACAACCGCTTCTGTAATCATGGGGTGGAACACACCTGACGCACCGTTCCAAGGTTCTGTGCGCTCTTCCATCTGCAAGCCCAGAAGTTTCAAACCTTCTGTATAGGCTTTCTCCCAATCCTTGCGTGAGGCTTTGTCGTTGTCAATGTCAGAGCACAACTCACTTGCCATAGATTGCAGTGCGCTATCAGCTACTTCATCGGCCAAGTTATCAGAGAAGGTATCATCATCTCCCTCACCGATGCTGATCTCCATGTTACCTATTGAAATGTTGACTTCTTCAGGGTCAACAATCTCAATCTCAATCGCCTCTTCGTCTTGCGCTAACGCGTCAATCCCTGCGGGTTGTTGGTACAGTGCTTTGTCGATGTTGGTAGCCATATCAGAATTTCTTTCTCAAAGTTGCACGGTTAGTGCTGGGGTCGTATTTGTATGCCGTTGGTTTGTTGCCGCTGCGTTTGCTTTCACGGTCAATGGCGCGTTCTTTGGCAGTCATAGCATCTCGCACTTTACCGGCTTCTGTCAAATTGCCTTGTGCGTCCACATGCCCACGCTTCTGGAGGATGGACATCGCTGATTCTTTGGAGCCAACCTGTGCCGCCAAGCGGTCAACTAGCTGGTTCTTGCCCATAAACTTTTGTGTTGCCATATTAGTAATACGCCGCCTTACGGGGCATAGATAAAATGTCATCCTTCTCGTCGCTGTCCAAGCTGATGAATCCACCATTCCTGAACCGAGCTAACGCCATACTTGTGCAGTCGACCATGTCGTCATGATCTGACGCGGGGAACGCAGCCACCTGCTCCACAACTTCCTCTGCCCAGCGCCTACCCGCAGGATACCAGACCATGCCCGATCTGAAAATATCCGACACTGCATTCAGTCGTGCAACTTTATCACCTGTGCCCCTGTGTGGGGTGAACTCTTGGACAGGAATTCCCATGCGCCTGAACTCTTGGAACAGGGGTGTACCACTGGACTTCTTCTCAACAATGAACGCATCTGGCTCCCAATCCCTGTACTCTTCCAGTGCCAAGTCTTTGAGTTCAGCAAACTCCACCCGTTTGTTGATGGCGTTCATCAGGATGATGTGGGGCTTCTCCCCTGTAAGTTTGTGGGTGAACACACCCCATGTGAGCAGTGCTGTAAAGTCAGCGCGGTTGTTCTTCTCAGCCGCCGCGTCAAGTGTCATGATGACAAACTCAAGCTCTGGCGGGTCTTCCTCTTCCCACTTCATCCACCACTCGCGTTTGATGATCGCACCTTCTTCGCTGGTGGGTTGTTGCTGATACTGAGCGTTCCACTGGAACGAGGGCATCGACGCTTTAGTTCTATGCAGGGCTTCAAGGTCAAAGAACTCAGGCCACAGCGCCCTCTCTTCTGGCGTGTTCTCGTTGAATATGGCTGGGAACTCGAAGAACTCATACTTATCAGACTCTTCGTTGCGAGCCATGTCCTTGGCCATCATGCCAATCAGATCGTTGGGATGCCAGCGTGTATGCACAATCGCCATCCGGCCACCCGGCATCAGACGTGTTCGAGCACCAAAAGTAAACCATTCGTACGCCTTTTGGAACACCTCGAAGTTGCCGTTCAAGATGTCCTGCTCAGAGAACGGATCGTCAACAATCAAGAAGTCAGCGCCTCGGCCTGCAAGGGCAGAGCCAACACCGCAGGCAAAGTACTCACCACCTGAGTTGGTGTTCCACCGACCAGCAGACTTGCTATCCGCCGCCAGCGTCACCGTTGGGAATATTTCTTTGTACATCTCTTGGTCGACCAAGTTACGCACCTTGCGTCCAAAGTCAACGGCCAAGTCAGTGGTGTGCGACACCATAAGAACCTTCTTATCAGGGAAGTTGCCAAGGAACCATGCAGGGAAGTAAACCGACACCAAGAAAGATTTGCCGTGCCGTGGTGGAATAGAGACAGCAATCCGGTCTTTGCGGTTGAACGCCATGTCTTCTAATAGAGATGCCAATCTCTTGTGATGCCTGCCGATCTTGTAGTCAGCGTTCATCTTCAGGCAAAACTCTAGCAGGCTACTGCGGGCAATCTTTGCCGCTTCCCGTTTGGTTAACTCTTCCAGTGTGGCATCGAACGATTCCAAATCTATAGGGTCTAGTTTGGCTAAATCTACGTTTTGTAGATCCTCGATGGTGAACTCGGAAAAATCAATCATCGGTGATGACGTCAGTGGGGGTGCGCATTAGGGTGGGTGTGCTCAGCACATCCGCCTTGCTTTCCTGCAATGTTCTGGGCTTGGCCATCACATCCACAACTTGTTCTGACTTGCTGCGAAGTTCCAGCAGTTTGGAAATCCTACCTTTAATAGAAGCCTCAAGTTCAAGCGTGGTTTTGTGCTTCACAGTAATTTCACTGCGTTCGATGAACAGCCCCACGTCGCCCACCTTGCCTAGCAGTTCAAGGGCACGGATGCGAATCTTGGGATCGGGGTGGGTTGTCTCTTCGATCAACTTGTTGGTCACATAGGTTCTGATCTGCACAGCCGAGTTCACCACCACCTGATCGTACTCGCTCAGTATGGACTTGAGGTGCATCACCGATGCCGTGGTTGTGACCACGTTGGTTTGTGGGGTGATGATGTTTGTAGCTTCTGAGCTACTGATGGAATCATGGAAGGCCGAGCGTGCCCGCACCTTATCTTCTTCTGACGGTTCATCGGGTGCACCGAACGCTTGCAGGAACTCAGCAGTCTTAAACAGGGCATCCACCTTGGTATGCAAAGACACCACATCCTCCCGTTTAGTAGGGATTGGCACCGTCAACTCTGGGATACAGGTCAGCATGACGCAAAATATAACACAGAAACGGCAGGGCGTGTCAAGACACTATCACTAGGGGCCTGTTCTGGAACACGATTTCAAGGATTTTTTGCTATAAAAATTTTTAGCGGGTCGTTTTATTTTGATGGGGGGTGGGTTTCAGAGGATCGAAATAGCCGCATTTCGATCCCTTTTTGAGTTCGTTTTGAAAAAAATTGGACACCGTTTGAGTAGACCACACTGTATATGCGGCTACGGAGTCCCG